AAGCAGCTCGGCGTGAGCCACGGCCAAGCCTACATCGACGTGGATAGTGCGCTCGAAGAACTGGCCGTGCTGCAGCGCGGGAAGGCCGAGAAACTCAGGGAAATCGAACTGGACCGCTGCGAGAAGGCGACGATGGGCCTGTGGCCGAAGGTCCGGCAAGGCGACCCGCAAGCCGTCCGGGCGCTGGTGGCCGTGATGGATCGGCGGGCGAAACTCCTCGGGCTCGATGTGCCGGCGAAGCATGAGCACTCTGGGCCGGACGGCGGCCCGATTGCGACCACGATTGTCCATGAGCACCATACCACCTAGCGCGGAAGTCCGGATGGTCTGGCGGGGCGAGATTTCTCGCTTCATGAAGGACCAGACCAGGCTGCTGGATGTCGAGGGGGCGTTTCGCTCTGGCAAAACGACTGCCGCCCTCTGGAAAGTCCTCACGTCCTGTCTAGATCACCCAGGGATTCACTGGCTGATTTGCCGGTATTCGGATGGCGACACGCAGACCAAATTGAAGCCCTACTGGCGGGCGATTCTCACTCAGTGCAATATCCGGGCGAAGTGGGACAGCGCGGAGTTGTGCGACGTGCTGCCCAACGGCTCCAAGGTCTATATTTTTGGCATCAAGGCGCAGGACCAGACGGCCCGGTATGGGAAGCTCCGCGGCCTGACCCTAGCCGGTATCTACAACGACCAGACCGAAGAGTTGCCGAAAGATATTTTTCAGGAGTTTATGGGCCGGATGTCGCAAAAGGACCAGCCGCACCAACTGATCCTCACGCCAAACCCGCCGGACGAAAACCACTGGCTCTGCATAGAGTTTCCTGAGGATAACAGCCGTCCAGATCGGGCCTATTACAGCATTCCGATCCACGCCAATGCGCACCATCTTAGCCCAGACACCATTCGGAATCTTGAGGCGGCTTATCCTCCGGCTCACCCGAAGCATCGGAGCGCGGTCCTCGGCCGGCGTGGGCTGAACGTCATCGGGGAGCCGGTGTATGCGGGGGCGTTTGTGCGGGCACTCCATGAAGGGCCGACGACCTTCAACCGGGAAGTCGCCTTGGACGAGGCGATTGACTTCGGCAAACACCATCCGTGCGTTGTGTGGCGGCAAAGCACGCCGGGGGGGGGCGTGATCTTTCTCGGCGGCATTATGGGCCAGAATATGTATCTTGAAGACTTCCTGCCGATTGTCTTGGAGTATCGCGGTCGGTGGTTTCCGAAGCCCGTGGAGATTCGGAGTTGCTGCGACCCAGCCGGGGCCAGCGACAACTCGCACGGGGTCCGCGATAACGGGATCAAGGTGCTCCGCGACTACGGCATCCAACCTCGCTTCGTGGCCAATAGTAACGCGCCGGATGTGCGGCTGGCGATGGTGGAGCGGACGGCTGGCCTCATGCGGCGTCGTACGGGGAGTGGACGGGAAGCGGTCCGGGTGGATGATACGCGCTGGCTTCGGGTGTCGCAGGACGAGGTGATCCCGTGGAAGTTTCTCGCGGACGGCTACGAAGCCGGGTATGTGTGGGATGAGCATATGGTCAGCGTTGGGTCGAAGCAGGTCCGCAAGCCGAAGAAAGACGGGTGGTATGAGCATGGGCAAAACTGTGCGGAGTATTTGGAGCTGAACTTCGGCCACAAACCAGACGTGACACGCCGAGAGTCCATAGCGCCGCCGCCGCCGATGCCGACGGGACCGAACGCGTGGATGGCGTAAACCTGTGTTACCGTATTTGCCGATGGCTGAATTGGTCCGATCGCCTCGCGCTATTGCGGACGCGATTATTTGCGATTTACTTGACCTGGTCAACGACGCAGACTATCAGGCGCTGCCGTCAACACTTCAACGTGTGAAGCGACAAGAGACCGTGCTCGAGACGTTGGACTTTGAGGGTGTGCAGTTTGCCCTACGGGCGACGAATGCGCGGTATCGACAACATGATGGTGATCCACAGAGGTGTCTCTGTCAGATGTCGCCAGATGGCGGCCGGTTGACGATTGTATGTCCGGTGCATGATGCCCGCTAACCTCACAGCCTTGCACGAGCAAGCGCTCGATCGGTTTCGTTTTATTGCGACCGTCGAAGCCGATCAACGACGGTCAGAGCTCGAGGCGTTGCGGTTTGAGGCGGGCGATCAGTGGCCCGAAGACGCGAAGACGAGCCGTGCTGGGCTGCCGGCGAATACGGCGCTCCGGACACCGGCCGTGCCCGCCAGGCCGATGCTGACCATGCGGACGCTCGATCAACCGTTGGCGCAGATCGACTCGATGGCGCAAGGCGCGGATCTCTCGATTCGTATTATTCCGAAGGACGGCAAGGCCAACAAAAAGACGGGTGAGGTCATCCAAGGGCTCGTGCGGAGCATCCAGGCGGATAGTCATGCGTCGGCGGCGTATCTGTGGGGCTTCAAGCGGATGCGCGGCTGTGGCCGTGGCTACTGGCGCGTGAATAAGACCTATGCGTCGGACGTGGGCGGTTTCGACCAGGTGGTCCGCATCGAGCCGATCGAGAATGGCGGGTCGGTGTATCTCGATCCTATGCCGAAGTGGGTCCATGGTGGCGGTTTTTACGAGCCCGAATTCGCGTTTGTGACCGAGGATATTTCCGAGTCGGACTACACACGCCGCTATGGGACATCCAAGCTGGCGACGGCTGGCGAAGGCGAGACGCTCGCGGCGGACGGCGATCATCGGAAACACTGGGTCATCGAAGGCAAAGAGGGCGGCACGTATTACCGCATTGCCGAGTATTTCTATGCGACCTACGACACGACCCCAGCGGTTGATCCGAGCGATAGCGCCCTGAAGCGCGATCTCGTCACGCGCAAGATCATGTGGTGTAAGCTCAACGGCGTCGAGATTCTTGACGGGCCGCAGGAGTGGGACGGGCGCTACATTCCGATCATCCAAGTGAGCGGCAACACCTACAACATCGGCGGCCAGGTGCGGTACGAGGGGATCGTGCAGCCCAATATGTCGCCGTGCCAGATGTTGAATTACATGGTGTCATCGGCGGCCGAGACGATCGGCTTGCGGTCGTTGGCGCCGTGGATTGGCATCGCGGGGCAATTTGAGGGGTTTGAGGCGTGGTGGGACCAAGCGAATACGCGCAACTTCTCAAAGCTCGAATATAACGCCACGACGGATCGCACGGGGTCGACGCTGTTACCGCCGCCCACGCGCAACAACGACGAGCCGGCGATTCGCGCCTATGGTGAAATGATCGGGCTGTTTACGAATTTTATCCGATCGACGACTGGCGTGAGCGATGCCGCGCTGGGTCATCTGAATCCGAATGATCGGAGCGGGAAGGCGATCGAAGCGTTGAAGCGGGCGAGTGAGCAAGGATCGAGCGGCTGGCTCCGCGCTCAAGCGGATGCGATTCGGCACACGGGCGTGGTGGTGGTGGACTTGCTACCGCATGTGTATGACCGGCCCGGTCGGGTCGAGCGGATTCTCGGGGTCGACGGGGAGCCCGAGTCGGTGATGCTCAATGCGCCGTTTACCCGCGGCCAGGATGGGGAGCCACACCCCGCGCAGCCGCCCGTCTCGCCCGGCTTGATGCAGCGGATGAAGTCCGCGGTCGGGATGGGCGCGCCGGCACCCGAGTCACCCGAGGTCGAGCACTACAACCTCGCGGAGGGCGAATACAGCGTGATCGTGACGGTGGGGAAGACTGAGGAGACGCGCCGGCAGGAGATGCAGGTGGGCATGGGCATGTTGGCGCAGGCCGCGCCGGAGCTCGTGCCGCGGTTTGCGGACTTGTGGGTCGCGTCGATGGACATCCCGAATGCCGAAGCCATTGCCGAGCGCATCAAGCCGCCGGGCGTGGACGAGGACGCGCAGATGCCACCCGAAGCGCAGGCGCAGATCCAGCAGTTGCAGCAGGCGCTCGAAGAAGTCAAGGAATTGGCGGATGCCAACCAGACCAAATTGACGATTGCGGCGGCGTCGGATGCCAACAAGATGCAGGTGGCGCAGTTGAAGGCGCAGACCGACCTGACCGTGGCCGAGTTGAAGGTCGGCATGCTGGATCTGGTCAACCAGGTCAAGATTCTGTCGCAGATGATTGGTCAATCGCATCAGGCGTCGATGGCGGATCAGCAGCGGCAAGCGGCGGTGGATCATCAGCGCGGCCAGCAGGCGCATGAATTGGGCATGGCGGATGTGTCGCATGCGCAAGCCTTGGAGCAAAGGGCGCAGCCGCCGCCGATCGATCCGAATGCGGCGCTGGCAGTTGACGAGACGCTGGGCGTCGGCGCAGAATAGGCGGCGAGACGGATGAGTATTTCGAATTCGGTCACGGAAAAAGGCGTCACGGTCACGGCCAGTGCGCCGGTGGAAGAGATTCGGGACAGTGCAGGCTTCTCGGCTGTCTCTGCGCCGGTTGCGTCGGAGTCGTCCCTGTCGGCTGATCCGGGTGAGGTGTCGTCCCTGCCATCGTCCGAGACCGCGACCGAGACGACTCCGACGGAGCCCGAGCGCCACGACGATGGCACCTTCAAGGCGAAGCCGAAAGACGGCGACCCGCGCAAGAGTTTCCAAGCGAAGATCAATGAAGAGCGCCGCCTGCGGGGCGATGCCGAGCGCCGCGCCGCGGAGCTCGAAGCGAAGTTAGCGGCCGGGACGTTGTCACGACCGGAGGCGGCTGGGAAGCCCACCGCGTCGGACACGACGCAGCCGCCCACGTATGTCGCGCTCGTGAAACGCTATCAAAGCGATCCCGAGTGGCCGACCCTCACAGCGTTTGTCGAGGCTGGGTTTGATGATCCGTATGCGGCCTGTAATGCGGCGCAGGCGGCGTTTCTCCAAGACAAGCGGAGTGAAGAAGTGCGCCAGGAAACGGCCCGGACGCAAGCGCAGGAGTCCGAGCGCCAGCGGATCATGGCCGCGCATGAGGCTGGCGCCGAGAAATACGCGGACTGGGGCGAGTTATTTGCGTCGGACGCCGCGCAGATTGACCTGCCCGCCGCGGTGTTACAAGAGATCTACCGCGATTCGACTCTCAGCGCGGACGTGATTTATCATCTGCTCACGCATCCGAAGGTGCTTGAGCCGTTGCTGACGATCACCGATCCGATTGCTGCCGCTCGTGCGATTACGACCCTCGCTGTGGGACTGTCTTCGGCACCCTCCGGCCCCGAGACCGCGCCCAAACCGACGACTCGCGCGAAGCCCCTCATTAAGCCGGTGAGTGCTTCGCCAGCGGCCCCCGAGGCTGCGTCTGTGGATGATCTCCCGTTTGGCCCTCGCTTTGTGCGCGAGACCGTCAAGCAAGAGAAAGCCTGGAAGGACGCGCATCGCGGGGTCTAACGGAATAGGTAGGCCGGCATGGCCAATACGCAGATCAACCCCACATGGGTGGTGAAAAAGGTTGGCGCGTTGGCGATCAATACGTTGAAGTTTGCGAATAACGTCACGCGCAAGTACTCGGCTGATTTCAAGGCCGGGGGTGCGAAAGTGGGCGCGACCTTCAACCTGCGATTGCCGCAGCGTTTTCAAACGACCAAAGGACAGGCGTTTCAGCAGCAAAACATCACGGATGTCGTGGTGCCGGTGACGATCACGGATCAGGCCAACGTGGGCATTTCGTGGAGCACCTTTTCGAGCACGTTGGAGATTGAAGAGATCCAGAATCGCTACATCCGCCCGGCGGCGGTGCAGTTGGCGAATACGATCGACTTCGACGGTCTCTCCCGCATGACCGCCACGGTGGCGCATGCGGTGGGGGCGCCGGGGACGACCCCGTCCACGACCCAGACGTATCTCGACGCGGTGACGAAGCTCCGCAACGTGGCCGCGCCGGACGATGGCTTCTGCGCGATCATCTCGCCCAACATGAGCGCCACGCTCGTGGCGGGTACGCAGACGATCTTCAATCCCGGCGGGGATCGGAGCCGCGACTGGCGGAAAGGCCAGTTCGGGGCTGGCCAGTTGGGTATTGATGACTGGTACTACGACCAGAATACCCGGCAGCGGACGACCGGGTCGTCCACGACCTTCACACCGCTCGTCAACCAAGCGACGTTTGCGGACGGGATGACGTCAGTCATCACGGACGGCAATGCGTCGAGCGCCACGACCTATCAGGCCGGGGACATCTTCACGATCGCCAACGTCTACGAGATCAACCCCCAGAATTACACCTCGACGGGGCAGTTGATGCAGTTGACAGTGACGCAGGCGGTGACGTCGTCGGGTGTGAACGCGACCATCAACTTCTCGCCGGCCCTGATTGCGACAGGACCGAACGCGAATGTGGATGCGTTGCCGGTCGACGATGCGCCGATCATCCCGCTGGGGTCCACGATTACGACCGGATCGGGCACCTGGACGGCGACGGCGACCCGCGAAGGGTTGATCTTCCACCCGGATGCGTTTGTGCTCGGCTTTGTGGATGCCGATGCCGATCTGCCTGGCGCGGATGTCTCGATGGTCAGCGATGACCAGTTGGGCTTCTCGCTGCGGTATGCGCGGCAGTGGAATGCGGCCACCGACCAGAAAATCAGCCGGGTGGATTGCTTCTACGGCTGGAAAGAATTCCGACCGGAATGGGCCGTTCGGGTCGAGGGAGGGGCAAGCTAATGGCGGCCACCTATACGGCACTCGGAGCAGCAGTCGGCAAAAACGACACGTCGATCTCGGTCGCTTCGGCGACGGGGTTTGCGGTCGGCAACCTCATCCTGGTGGATGGGGAGTATATGTCGCAGATCGGGGCCGCGGTCGGGACAGTGATCCCGGTGCGTCGTGGCGGCCAGCAGGGGTCGGTGCAAGTGGCCCATGCGACACTCGCGGATGTCGTGACGGGCTTGCCGTCCGACTTCCCGGCGGCGGCGCCGGGGGCGACCAACAACCCGGCGATTTATCGTCCGGTGACGGTCAGTTACGGCGCGGACGGGGCGATTGCCCCGCCGGTCGTGCCGACCGTGGTCTATCTCAACAAGGCGAGCGCCGCGGCTATGACGCTGGTGTCACCCCCGGCCGGCACGCCGGACGGCGTCGAGGTGACGATCTACAGCAATACGGCGGCGGCCCATACCGTCACGTATACACCCGGATTCAACGCGAATACCACCACGTCGGACGTGGCGACATTTGCGGCGACGAAGGGCAACTCGATGACCATCCTCTCGGCGAAGGGATTGTGGGGCATCAAGGCGTTGGCGGGGGTCACGTTAGGTTGACCGGCGCGGTGTAAATTGGGTGTCTTGGATGTCCTGAAGAGGGTAAGACAGTGCCTCTTCAGGCGTCCAGCCACGTTTCAGCCGCATATACAGCGTCAGGTGTGTGATGCCTAATTCTCTGGCCCATGAGATTGACGGCCTGATCGCGATTCCCTGTGCGGTTCAGGCGCGCTGGTCGTCATTTTGGGCGTCCGTGCAAGAGCTCGACCTCCCGCCTCGTGTGGACATCCGCACGGGGCGGGGGTGCTCGCCGGCAGCGAACCGGAATGGGTTGATTGCTGAGGCCCTCCGGCGCGGGGCGTCGTGGGTGTGGTTTCTCGACGACGATCTTGCGGTGCCCCCGGATGCGTTGCGGCGGTTATTGCGCCGGTTTGACGATCCCACGGTCGAAGCGGTGGTGCCGCTGAGTTTTCGCCGACAAGCGCCCTTCTCCGCGCTCTGGTTTCAGCGGTCGGAGGCGGTCCTCGACGCGATGGTGGCCACCTTGCCGCCGCCGGGGGCGCTTGTGCCGCTGACGGATGCGACATTTGGTGGAATGCTGGTCCGGACGTCGGTGTTACGGCGGATACCGCCGCCCTGGGTGACAATGGGGCAGATTCATCCGGAGGAATGGTGCGACGACCTGTATTTCTGCCGGCAGATGGCCGCAGCCGGGGTGCAGCTCTGGGGCGATTCGAGCGTGGTGCTGGGTCACACGACCGACGTGGAGATTTGGCCGCACTACAGCCCCGAGCTGGGGTGGTCGGTGGTGTTTGCTCGGGGGACTGAGCCGTTTTTAATGCAGCCGTGGGGCGATCCCGCGTCTGAAGGAGATCCACAACATGGCCCTGAGTTACGCGACCTACAACCGAGCCTACCCGATCACGAAAAGTGACAGCGTAAATATCGTGCTCCCCAACAACGCGCAGATGCAGGGCATCTGGGTGGGGGGCGCGGGCATCGTGCTGGCGATCTTTGACGACGACAGCCAGGCGCAATTTACCTGCGTCGCCGGCACGATCTTGCCGATCCAGTGTAAGCGGGTGCAGAGCACGACCACGAGCGCCACGCTGATGGTGGCGCTCTACACGGTGTAGGCATGCGGCCTGAAGCGATGCCAATCCGGGCCGAGTGTCCCGAGCCCTGGCGGTGGTCGGCCCCTGATGATTTTGCGACGGAAGCCGAGGTGTCTGCATTTCTTGGCGATCTCGTGCGCGTCCTCAAGCCCGCCACGGTTATCGAGACGGGCAGTTATCTGGGCTATACCGCGCAGGCGATTGGGCGCGCATTGGCCCTCGTGGGCGGGACGCTCGTGACGCTGGAAGTGGACGGGGATCGGGCGGCGGCGGCGGCGGGACGGTGTGCGGGGTTGCCTGTGACGGTGTTGGCGCAGTCGAGTCTGACCTATACGCCTACTGCGCTGATTGATGTGTTGTTTCTCGATTCGGAGTTTGAGACGCGGATGCCGGAGTTGCGGCATTTTCGTCCCTATGCGTCGCCGCGGTGCGTGGTGGTGCTGCATGACAGTGCGCCGACGACGTATCCGGGCTGGGAGCTACTGGATCAGGGGATGCGGGCGGTGGTGGCCGACGGGATTGTGCAGCCGTGGCTGACGCTGCCCACGCCGCGTGGTGTGGGATTGACGAGGTATAGATGAAGTCGCTTCCAACGACGCTGTTTATGGCGATTCGACGTTCGGACGGGAAGAATGTCTGTGTGGATACAGACTCGCTTCGGTCCACCACGAAAGTGGTGCGTGACCTGCGCGAGTATGAGGTCGCGATCGGGCAGGGGTGGTGCGATCACCCGCTCGAGGCGATGGCCCGGCTCGAGGCGGCGCAGGCGTCGCTGAGCGTCGATGCGGCGGTGCGGGCGCATGACGATCGGCGGATGAGCGAGGCGGCGCAGGCGGAAGCCGACGCGGCGGATGCGGCGACCGGGTTTACGTTTGTGCCCGAGGTGCCCGAAGCGCCCAAGAAGCGCGGCCGGCCGAAGACTCGTACGGAGACGACGCATGGTTGAGCAGGTGAAAGACGTGTGGGCTGGGCTGCCGATATGGGCGCGGCTGGTGGGCATCCTCGGGGGCCCCACGGTCCTCACGGGGTATCTGGTGTGGGTGCTGGTGGCGGTCGTGCAGGGGGATATCGCCTCGGTGCGTCGTGATGTGACCGCGAATACGCGGTCCATTTCGCTGCTGGAGACCATGACGGGCGCGCAGAACGAGAAATTGGAAGCCCTCATTCGGCTCCAGTTGGCGACGTGCTTGAATACGTCGATTGACTCCGCGCAACGGGCGGGGTGTATGTCCGCGAGGTAACGATGACCCTGTTTGATCTGGCCTCGCGCTACATTGGCATTCACGAGATTGCGGGGTCGATGGCGCATCCGCTGATCTCGTGGTGGCATTCGCTCTGTGGGTTTCGGTTGGACACGCCGGACGAAGTGCCATGGTGTTCTAGTTTTCTCAATGGGATGGCGTGGGAGTTGCGGTTGCCGAGGAGTAAGTCGGCGGCGGCGCGGTCGTGGCTCGGGGTGGGGACGCCCGTGAATCCCGACTTTGCCGTCAAGGGCGACATCGTGATCCTCCAGCGCGGGACGGGTCCGCAGCCGGGGCCGGAAGTGCTACAGGCGCCGGGGCATGTCGGGATCTTTGCGGGCTGGGATGGCGACAGTCGGGTGTTTGTGCTCGGCGGGAATCAGAGTGATCAGGTGTCGGTGGCGTCGTATGCGAAGTCGCGGATTTTAGGGCTGCGACGGCTGACGTAGGAGGGATGATGAAATCGACGGTCCTGTCGAAAACGATCTGGGTGAATCTCTTGACGCTTCTCGCCGCCCTCTTTGCGATGCCGGAACTCACCGCATGGATCGATCCGCAGATGGCGTTGATCATCGTGGCGGTGATCAATCTCGTATTGCGACAATTTTTCACTACGCAGCCGTTACGGCTGCCGGGAGCCTGACATGGGGTTACTCGCGGTCTTTAAGAAGCTCGGCCATCTGATTAAGGCGGCGTTTGGCTTCGCGCAGTCGGCGGGGCTGACCGATGCGCTGGTCGAGGATACGGTGGCGCTGGTGGCCGAAGCGCAGCGCAATCTGAGCGACAATGCCGCGAAGCGCGAATGGGTAGTCGCCGCGCTTCGGGCGATGGGCATCAAAGAATCGATTGCGCGGCTGGCGGTCGAGTTGGCCGTGCAAATCTGGAAGCGAAAGCAGGAGACGTAGACATGGCTCTGACTGCCGGACAACTCACGATCTTGAAAGCCGCGATCCTCGCGGATGGCGCGCTGGCCGCGCAGCCGAATACGCCTGACGGCGCGTTTGCGATTGCCGTGGCCTTGAATGCGATCGCGAGTCCATCGTTTACCGTGTGGAAAACGTCGGTCCCCGTCTCTGAGGTGGGCGAAGCGATGGTGTCCACGGAAGTGTCAGGGCTCACCACAGCCAACACCAATCGGCTCCAGGTCATGGTGCAGTACAGCGGGGGTGTGTTCAATCCGTCGCGTCCTGATACGCGGGCGGGATTTGATTCGATCTTTTCTGGGGCTGGGGGCGTGAATACACGGGCCTTGATGCTGGCGCTGTGGAAGCGATTGGCGACACGAGCGGAGAAGGTGTTTGCGACCGGCACGGGGAGCGATGCGAGTCCGGCGACCTTGACCTGGGAAGGATCGCTCAGTTACGTGGATGTCCTGACGGCAAGGAGTAGCTAATGGCGCAGGGCGATGTAAAACAGGCGTTTGGTGCGTCGGGCACGTTTACGCTGACCGCTGCAAGTTTGGCCACGAGTTCAACTCGGGTTGCGGGGCGAGAATCAACTGCGTTGGCCGTCTCTAGTTTGCAGCCCGTCATGGATGTGCTGATTGGAGGGAAAATCACGCTCGGCACCTCACCGACTGCCAATAAGTTCATCGAATTATGGGTCTACGCGGCAGTTAAAGATGACCCTATCTATCCAGACGGTTTCACCGGGTCTGATTCGAATCGATCCGTGACATCAGAAAATGTGCGAACGGCGGCGTTAGTGATGGGAGCGGGGGCCATTTCTGATTCCACCTCTGATCGCACCTATTGGTTCGCGCCGTTTAGTGTGGCGGCTCTGTTTGGCGGCGTGTTGCCTACGCATTTCGGGGTGTGGTTGGTGCATGATACGGGCGTCAATCTCAATGCGACAGCCGGAAACCACGCAATTTACTACACCCCGGTCTACCACCAGATCGCGCAGAGTTAAAAATGGCGCGTCGAGTCAAGGGGTCGGGTCATTCCATCAACGCAGGCAAAGCCGCCTCGCTCAACCTGTTGGACCATTCGGCGTGGGCTTGGATATACGCCTACAATCAGATAGGCGGCGAGCTCATGACAATTCACGGCAAAGGGGTATTCTCCAGCGTCAATCGACGGTCAATGTTTTTCAGTTCCGTTGGTGCGGCATATAGTTTATCCGTGAACATAGACGGCGCAACCACTCTTGGTAGTTTCGGATCAACGTTATTCAAACTTCCAATCAAACAATGGATGTTTGTGGCGGCCGTCTACAGTGACACGACTAAAGTCGCCAAGATTTATCGTGGCAGTTTGACGCAGCCAGCGAAAGAAGTGAAATATCGGATCTACAGGCCTGTCGAGGGCGCACTTGGAGATAACAGCGCCAATGATCAGTACATCGGTGCAGATGGGAGCGGGAGTAGTTCTGGAGATTATGCTTATCATAGTGTCGGACTCCTCAATCGCGTTGCGACACTAGATGAATTGCGTGCTGTGCAAAGTCGTCCGAGACTAGTGCTGCCTGGATCGGTCCTGCAATATGCGCTAGGTCTTGGGTCGCCTGAACCGGATTTATCAGGTAACAGCAATACAGGAACGGTGACGGGTATGTCCCCAGTGGACGCGGCCCCGTATCCCTATTACCAGCGCTCGATGGTGTGGTTGGGCAGTGTCGCGGGCTTCAGGGCCGCGTGGGCCGTGCGTCCGTCGCGCACGATTGGTGCAGGCGTCATCTGAAGAAGGCAGGGTAGCTCTACGTATCCGAAAAACGCCGCCTCCCCAGAGCGCATCGCTATTGGCCCGGTGGTGAAGATCAGCGATGGCGCGGTCCAGACGTCTGGCGTCACGGTGTCATTTCGCGGGCAGGGCGGGGCGGAGACGGGCAGCGGCGGCACGATTGCCTACTCGACCGGCGGCGTTGTGCTCTACACGCCCGTCCAGGCCGAGACGAATTTCTCCTCCGTGATCTTCACGGCCTACAAGACCGGGTGTATCCCGGCGGCCGTGACGGTGGTCCCGACGCTGTCGGCCATCGCGGGGCAGGTCGTGGCGGCGGACACGCAAAAGGTGGACGTCAACACGATCAAGACGGCGACCGTCGCGGCGACCTCGACCGTCACGTTTGCGAATGGGACTGTGGCGTCCACCACGGGCGCGGTGGGGAGTGTGACGAATGCGGTGACGCTGCCGTCGATCCCGTCTAATTGGATCACGGCGGCTGGCATCACCGATGGGGCTTTCACGGCGGCGAAGTTTGCCAGTGGGGCGTTTGATGCGGTGTGGTCGGTGACGACGCGGACGCTGACGAGCTTCGATGCGTCGTTCAAGGCCGGCTACAGTCTCGCGGCGACGGGTCTCGATGCCATCGGCCAAGCGGCGACGGGCATGGTCGAGATCGCTAAGGCGGTCTGGGATCGCGTCCTGACCGGGGCCACGCACAATATCCCGACCAGCGCGGGCAAGCGGCTGCGGACGATCCCGCAGATCGAGTTGGCGGTGGGCACGGCGACGGCGGGCGGGGCCAGTACGATCACTCTCGCGGTCGGGTCGAGCGCGATCACCGACTTTTACAAGCCGGGGATCATTGTGATCACGGCGGGCACGGGCGCGTTGCAGTCACGGCGCATCGACGGCTACGACGGCGGGACCCGTGTTGTCACCGCGGCGACGCCGTGGGCGACACAGCCTGATGCGACCAGTGAGTACCAGATCGTGCCGTGGGCGAGTGTGCGGGTGTCGGACATCGACACGGATGTGGTGGACGCGGCGGCCATCAAGGACGATGCGGTGACGAAGATCCAGAATGGTCTTGCCACGCCGAC